CTTAAAGCTTTATCCGGTAGCAAGCCTGGCGCTGCTGCTGACCCTGACGGTACGCCGAGCGCTGCCACTATCGAAAAAGAAACCCTTGCCCGACTGGAAGCCGCGCTCTGCGGATTTACAGCGGCTGCCCAGTAAACATGGAGATTTTATGTCTGATGTAAACACTATCCTGACTCAGGTCAGCGCAAAGATCGAAGAAGCAACCGGCAAATTCAGCGCTAAAGCAGAAGAGGCGCTGAACGAAGCCCGTAAGCACGGCCAGCTTTCTGCTGAAACTAAAGATCAGGTCGATAAAATGGCATTAGAGTTTAATGCCCTTAAGTCAGCTGAAGCCACGCTTA